CCCGAGAAGGGGCCCAGGGCGCAGTGCAAACATCCTCATCATCATGATGAGATTGTGAGGAATTAACCTCACAGGACCATGTTGCTTTCCGGCCGAAGGGAGGGCTGTTGGCTTCTCGCTATAGGAAAATCCTATATGAGGGCCTGCTCGATGGAGTTTACTATGACCGTACTGTTAATTCAGATTACGGCATAGATCGGACAGAAGTTCGTAGAACTTTTCCCGAACGCTCCACTGAAGCCTATCTCGACGGGGGTCAGGTTACTGACTCAATTTCTCATCCGTCTTGGAATCGTCACCGTAAGGGACGATTTCAAGGAGATACGGGTGGTCCCTTCTCCACTACTAAGTGGTATGTGGAGCCCTTTCCAGGGCATCACATTAACACTTTTGGTGAAGCTAGGGATGACTATGGTAGGTATTTCTCCGGTAAATATTCCGGGGCAATACTTCCCATGCCCCCTAGTTCAATGACCTTCCCGCCCTTTACGACTCCAAGTAATTTGGAGGCAAAGGGTGTTCAGGCTATTGCTAGGTGTGCACCTTCGAATCCCACGGTTGATCTATCCGTTGTGATTGGCGAACTTTGGAAAGAGGGTATTCCCAAACTCCTTGGTTCGGTTCTCACCTCATTGAAAGGTATGTCCCATAGTGACCGCCGAAAGGCTGTCGCTGGGGAGTACCTTAACTATGAGTTCGGATGGAAGCCACTTATCAATGACCTCGTTAGCTTTGCTAACGCGGTAATTGCGAGTGATGTCATTCTTGACAATTACATTCGCAATTCTGGTAAGATGGTTCGCCGTACGTATGAGTTTCCGGTGTCGACATCGATCATGATTGATGAAGTACGTACTGATTGTAGTCCTTGGACTGCAATCAGTGGCGGCTTCATTAATGATTGGTCGATGATCAACAAGGGTAAGGTTCTTCGGACTCATAAGTCCGAAGTTCGTCAATGGTTTAGTGGCGCGTTTGCATACTATGTTCCTCCGGCTGATGGCCTGAGGAATAGTATGGCTCGCACCATTATTGAGGCCAAGAAACTTTATGGTCTCTCATTGACGCCAGATACTCTCTGGAACCTTGCACCCTGGAGCTGGTTTGTCGATTGGTTTTCGAACGTTGGCGATAATATCGCCAATTGGTCGAATTGGGCCATCGACAATCAGGTGTTGTTGTATGGGTATATGATGGAACATACGTTTCAGTCATATACGTATACGTTCGTGGGCCCTTCCGGTATAACCGGGGGCGCACGTCCACCTTCCGTTACCTTCGTTTCTGAAACGAAGCGACGGATCAAGGCATCACCTTATGGCTTCGGCATAACGTCTACCAGTTTATCTGATAGACAGAAGGCCATTGTTGCGGCTCTCGGCGCTAGCCGATAGCTGTAGCAGATGTTTGTCTGCGTTGCAACGCCAATAGGGAGCCTAACCGGGCTCCTAGGAGTGATGCTCATGTCATTCACCGATCCGCTCTCAATCACTATCTCGGGTGCCACACTCGCCCTTCCCCGCGTTGACGTGGGGGATGACAAGAGTGAGTACCTGAGCAGTGACGGGCTGATCCGTCTGACCGCCTCCCATGACTATGGGAAGCGCACACGGAGAAGCCTACGGGTCGACACTTCGAAGTTGTCTCCGGATCCGTTTAAGCCGGCGGAGAACGTTAAGGTTTCCATGTCACATTACATGGTCTTTGACGTTCCCCCCGCTGGCTACACGGCTGCGGAGGCTTTGGAGGTCTATAAGGGCTTCAAAACCCTATATTCCTCAACTTCGGACGCGATGATTGTCAAGCTTCTGGGCGGTGAGTCCTGATTGGACGAGCTGGACGGGGAGAACATCCCTATCCATCAAGTCCCTTTGGGACTTCACAGCTTCGAATTGACATCACCGTGCCACCGGATTATAGTGGCTCTCGAGGCGGGACCCCTGAAAGGGACCAATCTCGTGATCCACTGCGCCCTTCGAGAAGAGAAAACTCTCCTGGAAGGCGCCGTACTGATTACCATGGCCATACAACCTTCACTAAGAAATTCTTAGTGATTTGTATTGCCGTAATCAATGCGATTTACCTG